TNTTNCANCTCGCAAGTCTAAAACTGTACTTGTCCTTGTGCTTGTCGCATTGTACATTTGTAAATTTCCACCTAAACGAAGTCCACCGGGTCCCATTACTACCAATCCGCCATCAGCGTTTATATCCAAACGAGCGGCAGTTGTGGCATTACTTTTTGCCATTATTTCGTTACCATCGAATGCCAGATGAGCACCTGTTTTGTTACCAATCACCAATGCTCCCTCTGAAGAGTTTCCAGCATTTACATCTGTTGTTCTACTTAAAATTAATTGCCCTGTTATTTCTCCGCCCTGTCGAACTAGATTAGTCCATGCTGCCGCCGCTGTTGTGGCTCCTGTTCCACCTTCTGCTAACGTGACTGTATTGTTATTACCACCAGTAACATGACCTTGTGCATTTACTGTCACACGTTGGAAAGTCCCTGCTGTTACTCCGCTTGTTGGATGCACATAATTGTTCGCATTAGCCGCAATTCCGTTTAATTTAATCCATTCCGCAATTCCCATTAAACCGTCTACCGTTGCCGTTGCTTTCGGTATTGCATTTGCACTGATTGCAATCCATTCTTTACCACTCCAGCGATATGTATAATCTGTGTCTCTAACGTTAACTGTCCAACCATCTTGAGGATTCGGATAAGTTTTTGCTATATCCGCAAAAGTCGCTACCGCTTCTTTCCAATCTGTGCTTGTTTCTAGGGCAGAAAATAAATTATCTATCTCGTTTTTGGTATACTTGTCTGAAAATCCTGCTATCTGGGTATCCGTTACAAAGCGGCGTGTACTGCTTTGTGTTACCTTAGCAGCCGCTATATCTATTATCTGTGCATTTGTAACAGTGTCTCTGTATGCCAGCACTCCTAACGCTCCGAATTTACCATCTATTTCAAGTCTTGTATACTTATCCGAATAAAGTGCTTTTTCCATATCCGTCACGAAGCGGTGTGCAGCATTTTGTATGACTTTTAATGCCTGCACGTCCGATATCTGCGAATTACCTACTTGATTAAGATATGCAAGTTCACCTAAAGCACCAAACTTTATATTTATCTCGCCCCTTGTGTATTTATCTTCATAATTTATCTTTTCTATATCCGTTACAAAACGCCTGGTGCTGTTTTCTACTACTTTTTCAGCTAACACATTTATTATCTGTGTATCTCCGATTTTATCCAAATATGCCAAGTATCCCAAGCGTTCTACATGCTTCTCAAAATTAAGTTGTGTCATGTACAAAACGCTTGTTGTTTCCACTGTTATATTGCTTACTTCTGATATTTTCAAAGTAAATCTTAGTCTTTTTTCAACGCTGACAGAACCTTCTTTTTGAGGAATATATTCAGCATCATTGCCTGCGTTATCATACACATATAAAACATCTCCGCTATCTGTTTTTACAAAAATGCCAATTTCACGAAGATAATACCCTTCGGTCAAATCAGCATTTGTTAAATCTACTTCTAGTACACATACATCACCTTGCACCTCAGCTTTTTTTATTTCCAAATGAAATAATTCGTTCTTTAAGTTCGCAATATCCTTAAATGAGCCAGTATATTTGCCATCACCTATTGCTATATAGGCAAATTCTAAAGTTCCACTTACTTGTGCATTTGTTAACGCATATCTACCATTATTCGTCAGTGTTAAACTGCCAAAAGCCATTATATCACCTGCCTTAAATTCATTATTTCCGCTGTTTGAAAAACAACTGCATTGCAGATATTTAACTGCAATGGTCTTTCTGTTATGACTACATAGGAAAGATGCGACGGTTTTATTCTATTGATCTGTTCTTTTATAATTTCTTCTGCCACATCGGCACTAGTATCTCTGATAATAATTTTAACTTGAAAAGTATAAGGTGCGATATTCTCTACTATTTCTACATCTTTTCCTGTTATATTTTTTACCAATTCTTCTATACGTGCGGAATTCATGGGGCGTTTTATATTCTGTTTTCTTCCAAGATTTCTTCTTCGCTCTTCTAGTGTTGCTGTATCACTTGAAATAATGCCGTATTTGCCCTCATGATATTCTATAGCCCATGTAACCGTTTCTGGGAATATTTGCTCTCGAAGTTCTGCAAATAAAACACGAGCTTCTTTCATCTCCATTCCCATAACTTCAAAGAGCCATTTCCCTACATACGAATTTTGATACCAGTTGTTAGAAACCATTTGCATCATATCTTTTGCTACTTCATTTTTAGGAAATTGTTCTAAATTCATACTGTTTCCTCCAATGCTGTAAACTCAATATTTCCTGTTTCTGGATACTCTTCTTTCTTCAATACAATATTCTTAATATCATTCCTTATCTGAAAATCCGAAAAATCTTGCACTCCACTTAAATTAGCAAGTATTGCGGCTATCATATTGTACTTCAATTCTCCTGCTTCTCTTGCTTCTTTATAATATTCAATTAATTTCGCCTTAAATAAAGTTTCTACCTGCTCCAACGTAAATCCATACTTCACTACAATCGTTCCAGAATAGCTTATTTGAATTATGGATGGCGAAACCACTGTTACTATTGCCCCAATCGGTGCTAATCGCTGTGCTTGGTCTTTTGGAGATACAATATAATCATAAACATCTGTCAACATTTGTTCGTTGGCTGGATGTCCATTTGCGTCTATTACAATTATTTTAACAGTACCAGGACCATTCCATTCTGCCATTATTGTTGCAGTGCCTACGCCAACAATCTCCTTTGTCCACCGAATATAATCAGCATCATTACCTACGAAAGAAGCATTTATATTCTCATTAGTTTCTTGAATACGCTCTCTAAGACTTTCATCATCTTCTACCTCTGTACCACCAGTAAAATTTGACGAATTTGTAATTGATTTAATACCTTTTATTGGTTTAGACATTAAGTTTACTGTTCCAGCCAAAACATTAGAATTTTTCCCTACTTCTTTAGCTACTACACTTATTTCTAATTCTCCGCTTTCTGGTACTACATAATCGGCCGTTGCCAAAAACTCTATTGACGCTTTTTCGTTTGTAGCTGAGGTAGCAAAAATCGTTCCTTTTTGGATTTTCGTTCCTACTATCCCAACTATAAATAATATCCCAGATGAATAATTCGCTTCTTTTCGCTTAATTCCTGCTGCTGTTGCATGGTAATCAAGCCAATGTCCCCATGCCCACATTGGAAACATCAGCATAAGCGTTTGTACTAACTGAAATTGTATCAGTTGTGCTTTTTCCATTGCCGTTGGCATTGTAAAGTCCCATGGAAATCCACCAGGCATATTGTCAATATCAGAGGGCAACATTTCCATCATTCTTTGTTGTATTACATAAGGGTCATTATTCGCCACAAAATCTGGTGGCATAAAGTCTATTGCCATATTTTACCCACCCCCTTCATTCCTATCGTGGTATTCAGCTTAATTTCTTCCCAATCTTTACCTTTTACGGTAAATTCACAATATACATTATCTCCATTTATGGAAAAAGAAAAATCTCGAACATACTCCGTTCGAGGGTTAATTAATAATGCTTCTGTAATTGTTCTTTCTATTGCAGAAATTACTGCTGCTTGGTCTGGTTGCTTTACTGCATCTTCCATTTCTGTCCCAATTTCATCTGGATATGCTAAATACATATATCGTTCCGTGCTGATTACTTTTACGCACCATTGCTTATAAGTATCTCTACCACTACTTTCTGTCAATCGGTTTGCACCATCTCTGACAAAATCACCTGTTGCAAAATTCCACAGAACGCTTCTCCTATATTTCTCTTCTTCCTTTTCTACATATGCGGTTAAATCGGGAACTTCAAATGTTGGAAATAGATTATTATTCATATCCTTTTCCTCCTTACAGTTTCATAGCCGACAAAATGACATCAATTACTACCGCTTCATTTTGCACCCATGCTACTAAAACACGATCTCCAGCTTTTAGTTTTTCGCTAGTCGTCGTTATACTTAGATTGTGCATGTGAAATTCTGGAGGAGTATCGGTATTCGGTGTTGTATTCCCTGTTACATCAATTCCTAAAGCACTCCTACAAACTGAATAATCTGTTCTAGGTATTGGCACAGGAAATGTATTTGTCGTTAAACTAAAATCCGCATTAATCTGCCCAAAATCAATTACTAAAGAGGTTTCTGTTTGCTTCGCCACTCGTTCTTTCAACGTGTTTGCAAAACGGTTCAATCCTGCATTTCCGTTACCTTCCATGTTTTCACTCACCCTTTCTATTCTTTATCTGTTAACTCTAACTCCATACTCATAATTGCATTAGCTACATTGTGCCTAATTCCTTCTATAAAATAATAACCTTTCATATTTCCTAGCGTTACATGAATCAAATCACCCTTGCGTATAAAAGGAATGTCTGGGCTTTCCAACTTCATTGTTTTTTTTATATCCCCTTCTTCCTTTAATAACTCTCTTGCTGATTTCTTAACTTCATCTAAGGAATCGTCTTTTCCTTTAGTAATTATCTTCTGTCGTATACCATATTCGGTTTTACCATCAAGTACAGCTTCAACACTTGTACGCCCTTCATCATCTTCCTGTCCGATTACTTTTACTCTTGTTACAAGATTCCCAGTGCTTAACTTATAATTACTTACAATACTGTTATCTTCTCCAAAATGATATACTGACTTATTGCTACCTTTTGGGATAATAGAAAAAGCACCCTTTACATTACGCATTAGGCACTTTTTCGCTCCCTTAGATACAGCATCTTCTAAAATATCTAAGATTATATCGCTTATAGTTTTCGATTTATATACGAGCTTTGCATGAGTTTCCTTTGGTCCATTATAGGTTTCCAATGGTACGTTCCACGCACTACAAATTTGAGTAATAGCAGACCGCGTATCAATTCCGGCTGAGTAATAAATATTATCTTGGCTTTTCTGGAGATTGTATAAATCATCATAACAGGTCACTTCAAGTAGATTTTTACTATTCTGTAAATTAGGCTCCCAATCTACAATAGTTCCTCTTGCAACCTCTTCAAAACCAGTACCCCAATCTGCCAAAACTCCGATAAGGCTACCTGGCTTCGCCCATGTACTTATTGCTTTTCCACTATACAACGTATTATATAATGAAATCGTAATACGTGTGGCTAATTCACCTTTACCTTCTTCCCAGTTCAAACTTTGTACGGTATCTGTAATGTCTAAATTTTTACCATCTGACATAACTAAGGCAAAGCGATACTTTATTTTAGAAATATCTATCATATTAACCTCCTATGCGGCTGGTAAAGTGTAAACATCACCTGGATATATCCAATGTCCATTGTCTGAAGATGGCTTGCCATACCTTTTTGCACTCGCTTCTATTATATCTTTATTCAGATTATAAACTTCTGTCCACCTTGTTCCGCCTCCTAAAAATCTCTGTGCAATACTCCATAAATTATCACCTGTTACAACAGTATAATTTCCATTTGTTTTACTATCAGCAGGTCTGCTTTTCTTCACATATGCAGCAATCTTTAATTCATCTGTTGTATACACTCTTATTTCTTTTTTCTTTACAAAAGAAATCGAATACTCTATATCTCCATGCGCTCCCTTTTCAATGCAATCTAAATTTTCTATAGTGACATCATAATTTAAGCTAGTATTCGTTACTAATAAACGTAATACAGTTCCATTATCTCGCCATCGTTGCAGAATATTTTGGCATTCCTTAGGTGCTTTCCATGCTCTTATATAAGATTCTCTTTTTCTGCTTTCTCCAAAAAATGTTGCTGTCCATGAAATATTAATTACATCTGTTCCAGATGGCACTTTTACAGTACCTAAAGATATAATATCGTAAGTTTGGTATCTTGCCGCACCGCCATAATTTATTGATTTTGGAAGTGCAGGGAAACGCAAAGAAGAACCACTATTCGCTACCTCTGTTAAATATATATCCATTTTACCCTACACCTCCTTAAGCTGGCATATTTGAGAATATCTTCTCTAATTTTGCAGCCATCTCATCACCCAAATCGTCTGCCATTTCACGAATGTGTGATTTCAATATCTGCACGATATTATCTTCATTAACATTTCCACCTTCAATGTTGAAAGTTGGGGTCATGTTTACATTTACACTTACTGACCCTGTTGCTTTATTTGATTGTTGTAAGTCTGCTGTCCACCCTGTGCTAGATTCTTTATCCGTATCATTGCCTGTGAAGTCATACTCCTTGCTAGGTGGTGTTTTAAACAAGTTAGCGAAGTTATTTATAAGTGTATTGCTTTTCCCTAAATTCGAGCCATTAGAACCTCCAACAAATCCACCGTTTGCGTATTTTGAAATACCCAAGATTTCACCTGCTTGTTGCCAAAGTGACAAACCTCTACCTCTACGCTTATCACCTAACGGAATAACTACCTCTGGTCCATCTTCTCCTATCCAAGATAATTCAGCACCACTCGTAAAACCACCATTTGCTCTGGCTCCAATCGCCATTGAAGCACCTGCCATTGGAGTATCAGCTAAAACTCCTGTTACTGTGGCTGTCCCACTTCCTCCACCAGAAAACGACAACGTTGCTGAAGGATTCGCCAACTTGTAATTAGCCATAATAGTTACATCTGTTGTAGTATTAAATCCTGTACTATATGCAGTGTTAATTGCCGTTCCTGTATCTGATGCTAAAGATTCTATTGCTGCCTTTATCTGCGTATGATCCATTGTAAGTATAGCATTTGCTATTTCTGGACTAAGGTCTGTTTCTGCTAAAAGAGCTGAAATTTCTTCCGCATATGCCGCTGAAACAGGTCCTAGCAAACTAAAATCTATCCCTGTACTCGCTAACTCTTCATTCAACTTCTGTGGAATCGTTTGAGCAACATTTGCCATTAACGCTACAATCTGCATCTGAGTTTCTGTATCAAGTCCTTCTAATCCCAATATACTAATCGCTTCTTCCATATTAATACTCCAGTTAAGCGGCTCAAGTGATGGGTCTTGCATGGCATTATTCAATGCTTGACTTAATCTGCTTGAAATATTCCCCTCTAATTCTGGCAATATTCCTTCTAGTTCACTTCCGTAAGCCTCAACTATTGAATTTAATTGAAAGTTTTCTGATTTCAACTGAATACCTGAAATATACTCATTAAACTCCTTTTCTATTTGTTGCCTTTTTGTACTATACTGCAATGGAGAAATGACTCCCTCTGCTAATTCTAAATTTATATTTGTTAATTGGAGTGTGAGTGCTTCATCAGCTGTTACCATACCATCATTTACATAGTTCGCTAACTCTGTTTGCAAAGCTGTAAATGTATCTAAATTAAGTGCTGCCCCTTTAAACTTTATTCCCAATGCGTCTATCTTTGCACTCTCTTGTGCTTGAGCAACCTTTCCAGTAATTTCGATTATCTGATTTTGCAAATTTGTAATTTCAGCCGCTTCATCAAGACTAATTATTCCATCTTCCAGATGAATAATCATTTTTTCATTCAACTCTCTACTTATATCGTCTATCCTTTGCTGAATTCCTGCATAGGTTTTATTTGTATCATCTCTATATGCCTGTGCTGTTTCTGCATCAAAAAAAATGTCAAATGATATAGATACTGCGTACTGCTGATCTTCTATATAGTTTTTTGCTTGATTAACCATGTTATTTACAGAAGATATATAACTATTCATATCCCCTTCATTCATCTGCCCTAAAGATACAGATTTCCAATTCCACCTTTCTACATCAGAAACAATATTTTTGAAACTCTCATAACCACTCCTAGCTTGTTCGGTCGCCATGAGAAACTTATTCAAACTCTCTGTGCCATTCTTAAATACAATAGACTCTGCCGCTGCCTTGACCTCTTTCAAGGATAATGTTATTTTCCCAAAATGTTTAGCAAAATCAGCCTTGATAATCTTTTGTGTTAGCACTCCAAATTGTTCAGGTGTCATATTTCCTTCTGACACTTCCACTAATGCGTCTTTTAGTTCTTGTGTCTTGTACTTCGCCTGTTCTTGCTGTAATGCTAACTGCCTTGCAGTTTCTATTTCTTCAAGCATTGCCGCTTGTACTGATTCTTCATATTCCTGAACATCCTTTTTAGCTGAAAGCCAACTAGACAGACCGCCTATTCCTGCTCCAATTAGACCGCCCACTGCTGTTCCTATGACAGGCACTACACTTCCTATCGCCGCTCCTGTTGCTGCCCCTGCCAATGTTCCACCAATTTTTTTAGCACCTGAATTCTTATACACTGCCGCTTCTGCTTCGTTTTCACTGGTAAAGCCTTTGTGTAAATCCATGCCACCGCTAATAAGAGTTGCTCCTCCCATTACACCACCTGCCATTGCTCCTAATCCAAGACCACTTAATGCACCTGCTGATAAAGAAGCACCGCCTGCAATATTACCTGCTCCAAGTGCCATTGATGTGTTCGCTCCGAGACCTAAAAGTCCAGTACCTAGCCCTGCTGAACCAATCGTTGTACCAGCTAAACCAAGAAGTCCGCCACCTCCACTTGCTCCTGTCAATAATGTTTTTCCTAAGCCTGCCCCTTTAAAAAGCGTACCTCCCAGAGATAATGCTGTTTTTCCTACTAACAATGCTGAAATCCAATTCCCAATTCCTGCGTCTCCACTAAATACACCTGCTGCACTACTTAAAATACCTGATAAGGCACTCATGATTGCCTCTTTCACTGCGGCTCCATCAAAACCTTCGGCAAAACCCTTAGCAAAAGACGAACCAATACTTACCCCCTCTTCAATGCCTTCCGTAGGATTAATTCCTAGTAAAAACATAATGCCACTACCAATAGCGGTTCCCAGCCCGTTTCCTATACTTTGCATTATATTTTGCATTACACCTACGCCTGTTGTATTCCACCATTCTGATAATGGATTCCCTATAAGTTCATCCCACGCAATCTTTATCTTTCCGAATAAATCCGCATTTTTCCATTCAGTTGTACTGGTAAAAGCGTCTATTTTTCGTTTAACCATATCTATTTTGGCATCTATAGTATCCATCGCCTCACTAATAGCTTCTTCTATTGCTGGCATTTTATCTTCTAACCATTGTGCCAGACTTTGCAAATGCGGCTTTAATCGCTCTCCAAGTGTTAATTGTACTGTTTCTATTGCACCACCTAGCGATTCAAATGTACCCGCTAGATTATCTTGCATTGTTGCTGCCATGTTATCAGCAGCTCCTTCTGAATTGTTTATAGCTTCTGTTAATTTTCTATAATCCTCTTCGGTGGTATTAATTATAGATAACATTCCTGCCATAGCATCTTTACCGAAAATCGTAGAGGCGGCCGCTGTCTGTTCATCAGCACTTAATCCTCTTAAGCCAATTCTAAGATTATCCATTACTTCTTTTAATGTTTTCATATTGCCATTACTATCTAGCAAACTAATTCCATATTGTTCCATTGACGCCGCCATTTTATCAGTTGGAGCCGCCATATTTGCCAATGCGGTTTTTAAGGTAGTACCTGCCATACTTCCTTTCACCGCATTATTTGACATTAAGCCCAATGCGGTCGAAACATCATTTATTGAATATCCTAACGCTCCTGCTACAGGAGCAATATACTTGAACGCTTCACCAAGACCAGCTACATCTGTATTTGTAGCTGAAGAAGCAACTGCAAGAATATCAGCAAATTCAGCAGTGTCTTTTGCTGTTAAGCCGAACGCTGTCAGTGCGTTAGATACAATATCTGTTGTAGCCGCTAGATTTAATCCGTCAGAGGCCGCTAGACTCATAACACCTCCGATACCATCTATCATATCATTTACTTCCCAACCTGCTTGAGCCATGTAAGTAAATGCTTCTGCTGACTCCGTACCAGAGTATCTTGTTTTTGCCCCCATTTCCTTTGCTGTTTCTGTTAATTTTTCCATTTCTTCATTATTCGCATTTGATAATGCCTTTACTTTACTCATCGTCTCTTCGAAGGCCACGAATGTATCGACTGTATCCTTAAAGCCAATACTGACACCTAACACAGCACCTACTTGAAAAATAGGATTTTTTAATAGATTTATAATTCCCCTTACCGGGGCAGTAACTAAATCTACTGCTTTCATCGTTACATTCCAAGCCTTATTACCAATAGACTGTAAACCATTTTTTAATACACTTAACACGGGAGATACACGGTCTAATGCTTCTAACGCAACTTCATACTTCTCCTTAACCATGTCGCTCAATGTTTTTCTTGTTTTTTCTGCTTTTTGATCAAATTTGCTAACCTTATCTCCTGCTGATTCGGTCGCTTTTCCTGCTGAATCAGATGCCTTTTCCATATTTTTCAAGGCATTAATTACCTTAGAAAGTTCTGGATCCGTATTATCTAAAACTTCTATTGGTATTTCTATTTTGATTGTCTCCGCCATGCTATCCCTCCTTCCCCTTCATGTCTGCTTCTATACGGACTTTTGTAGAGGCAAGTAAGAATGCCTTTACTCCTGCTGGCTTTGCGTAGAATTCATCTATACAGATGCCATTTTTTTGAAACAAATGATGTAACAATGTCATCTTGCCGCCAGCTTCTATTAGTTTTTTGCTACTTCCTCAAGGTTGGAGTCTTCAAATCCACTTAGTTTATCTATTGCCTCTATGACTGCTATTTTTTCACCACTTCGTAATGCCGCCTCTATTACATCAAGACCATTCATAATCTGATGTCCGTTGTTGTTCAAGGCATTCCAAATTGTTTTATTATCCCATAGCAGCATTCTATCACTTTCAATCGTTGCCTCATAAATCAAAGCTGCACGATATTTCACCGTATTCGTATTTTCAGGTAACTTAATTCCCAACTGTTTATTTCTCACATACTTTGTATGTTTCGTCTTGCATTTCTCGTATTCCTCTTCACCGAGAGGGCGAATTGTGAATGCAAAATACAACTTTTCATTACGAATAATTTCTATTTTCTGACGTTCTTCCTCTGAGGTTCTATAGTCTGCTGCCTGTAAAAGTCCTTTTACGAAATCTTCCTCATTCAACAACATTTGATTTTTGCTTTCTTCCTCTGAAAATTTTGTATCTATTACTTGTTCTTCAATTTGCTTTGCCATTTTCCTATTCCTCCTTAATAAAAAAAGGACTGCAAGTATTATTTTGCAATCCTTTACTCTCTCTCAATTTTCAAGTTTCTATGTTGTTAATAGTTTCTGCAATTCAGGTGGTCTATTTACAAAGAAATTCCAGTTTCTTTTTATAACATCTCCTGATGATACATTTTGTAAATCGACTTGTCCTGAAGGAATACACTCCCTGTAGACCATACGTTGTTCCGAGCCATTTCTTCCATTTAGTACGCCTTGGAAATTCCATCTAGGCATTTCACCCCTATGCAACCCCTCCATGAACTCTTGTATAAACGCATCATCCTCAATCACAATTTGACTCATTGTGAGTGATACGGAAAAACTTGCAAAAGTTTCATGTTCCTGTGCATCTCCAAGTGCATTGTATTTTGCATTAGTAACACTTACATTCGCACTAAAATTTTCCACCGTTGCAAGCATTGCACCATCTTCACTGTAAAATGCACCGTCTTTACCAGTTAGCGCGAATCTGGAATCACCAGCCGCTTTATTATTCACTGCCATAATTAATCCTCCTATACATTTGTGCTGAATCTATATTTAAAAGTCAAATAAATACGTTCAGCAGAATCTTTATCAATCGCATCTATATCAAAATAACAAGTGTCTCCTTCAGAGGTTTGAGTACCCTCTTTGACCTTACAAGAAATCAATTTTCCTTCTTCAACCATTGCAGTACCAATACCTTGTACCTGTCCAACAATCGTTGCTCGTCCGTTTGCGTCATTATCCACTTTGCCTACCAAATTATCTGCCTGTGTTACTGCTCTTGTAACAAGCTCATATCTTGTCTTTGTTCTGCGGATTTTTTTCCAACCTTCGTCTTGTTCTTCATTTGGCGTTACCAATGTGTTAATTGCACTATCAATCCAAATTTGATTATTACTATTTGTTGTAAGAACAATACACCCCATTGTTTCTGCTTTAATAATTTGCGTTGGTGTTATTAATTCATTCAATCGCACTACTCCGCTGATGATCGTATGGGTAAGCGACCTATTAGATGGGCAAGCTGCTATCATGCCTGCTATCCTTGCTGCTGTCTTGTATCCATCTATATCACCATCTGTAGTTTCTACTGCTGGGTTTACTATATAGTGCATTTTCTCACTGTTGAATGTTGCGGCATGACTCATTCGGTCTTCCAAATCAACACTTCTCTTTTCTGCTACAACTCCCAAGCATAATTGCCCCATTTGAAATATGCGTTCCAAAAAAGAAGCTAACAAAATATGTACACCTGTATCTTCTGTATCTACACAAATAGTATTCCAATTTTCTGCTTCAAGAGCAGAGAAGCCATCACTATAAGATTGAGCAGTTACAAGTGAATTAGTTCCGCCAGTAAAAATAGCTTGTGCTATATTCACTACCTCAAAAGAACTTGCTGAACTTTGTGCTGTTGCCACAAAATGAGATGCTGAACTAAATGCTGCCACTAAGTTATCCGCTTCTTTAGGTCCTTTTGAAAATTCCACTTTCTCAAACTCTCTCGTGCCATTATGAATAATACATTCTTTTTGCGTTGGGTCTGATAATTTTTCTTTAACTGTTACTGTAAATTCTCTTGCCCCTTCATATTTTGAAGTTAAACGAACTACTTCTTCATTCGAATTATTCATTAGACTAACGCTTGACGCCGAGCCACCAGAACCAATTCTACAAGCTATAATTTTACTAGCACCGCCTTTTATAACCTGCTCAATTATATCTGTTGTCAATGCTGTACCATAGATTTTTTCATATCCTTCTGCTGGACTTAATTCTATTGGCTTATTTAATGGACCCCAATCAGCTCTAAAAAGAACTGCTGTTGTTCCATCTATTGATCCCGCAATCGTATTTTCTCCTACTTTTTGTAAATTAGAATATGCTCCAGGTCTTACCTTTATTTCCCCTACTGTAAACATTCCTGCCATTTTACATTACCTCCCTATTCATAAAATCATCAATAATACTTTTTGCATTATCAACTGTTGTTTTTGATATCCCTTTACTTTGCAGTGCTGCAATAACACATTCTGGCCAGACTCCCTTTTCAAATATAATTGCTGCATTTTCTGCTAATTCTTCCACAGAATACTCTGAAAGTATTGGAATTGGAACAACAACTTCTACCTTACGAACACCATTTATAGGCTCACCAGACATTTCTTTTACACTTTCTTTTTTTACATCTTCTTTTTTTGCTTTTTCTGTTGCCATCATATTCCTCCTACATTTGTATTAATTTGCATTAATTTAGGTTTTTGTTCTTGGTATCTAAGAAGTCCAAAAAGGCTAGTTATATGTAACTGCCCCTCAGTAAGATAATCTGCTCTGTTATTTAACTGTTGTCTAAGAATTCGCATTGGTGAATTATCAAGCATATTAATCTCCCCATCCAAAGCTAGCACACTATTTATATACGCTATCAATTTCAGCCTAGTTTCTGCGTGTGGACAAATTGCGTGAATAGCTATTTTCGCTTCCATTTCTACAACATTATTTGTTTCTCTCTTCTTATCTACCGCATCTAATCTGCAATAAAAAACTGGCTTATCTATGCCCGTTTCAATAAAATTTCCTAAATTTATATCTATTCCTAGTACAAGTGCTTCTGGCAGCTTATCTTTAATATATCTCGCTACTGCCATTGTTGGGTCTGGGTCACACGTTTCCTGATTTGGATATTCCAATATATCAAAACGAAGCTCTGTCCCTATAACCTTAGTGTCTGCACCAACCTCTTTTTCCTTAAATTCAAAAGCATCTGTTCTTGACCAAGCAAAACAATAGGGATAACTTTTATTTGGTATTACTAACAAATCACGCAAACATTTACGAACTTCCACTTCAACTTCTTCTGGCTGTATGCCATCTTCTGTGCAATAAATGGATATATCCATAACTCCTACACTACTTCGTTCTTTGTTTGCCTGCATATCAATACTGTAAATAATACGTGGATACTGTAAGATATCCCATCCCCTTTGTCTATCATCTGGAGAAAACTGATAAAAAATAGCTGACCTATTATTATACTTCGCCAACATTTCGCTAATTTCAACACTGTCTTGAAATCGTTTATGTAATAATTCTTCTAAGGTCATAACTTCTCTCCTCCTTCTGAATACTCCATAATCTTTTCAAGGTTCTCTGAATATCGTATCTTCCATAACCCTACATCAGCAGCATTTATTATAAAATGATTTGTAGAACTGCCAATTCGATTCGGAAACTGAACTGTTATTTGATTTGCATTTACAGATACAACAATTCCTGTCATTCCTACTTCCCAAGTATTATGTTTTGCCCAAATCAAATATCCTACTTCAATCTCATTCATGTTAAAGGTAGCATTGCCTTCTTTTAGTAATTGTGACATACTCTACCACCTCCTAGTACGATTCTTCAAAGATTTTCTTCACTTCTGGCAAAGCTGCTTCTGCTATCCTGTCTTTGAAAGGTCTTGATGCCATCCTACGAGTTCCTTTGTCTAAAATACCTGCATATGGTGTTTTACTTTCGAGTGTCGGAATAACACTTGCACCCTTACTATTTACACTACCTTGTACGGAGCCGTGCCACTGACTACGCAATCTCCCTGTTTTCACAGCTGGTGCTTCTCCTGCTGCCGAAGCTCTATGCTTACCATACAGTCGCCCACTTCTAGTTCCTTTTAATACTCTTAATTCTGTGTTTCTGATAACTTGCACCGCCCTATGTCCTCTTGATGCTGCTTTTTGCCCAATAGCCTTTACTTCATTTGATACAGCTATTTTCAATCGTTGTTTGATTTCCATTTAAGACCAGTCCTCTCTTCCGCAAAATATTGTACTGAAATTCCTAAACCTCCACAATCATCTACTCCTTGAATTGCAAATACCCTATCACCCGTAATTAGAATATCCTCTGGCTTCGCTTTTGGTTTACCATTTTGCACAATCGTATGAGTTACTGGATGCCCAAGCTGATTCCAACGCCATTTTATGCTTGTTGAGGCATCTGCAAGAACCGCCTTTATCGTCTCGTCTTTTTTCTGATAGTTCATAATCGGACGCCCAGTCTTTGGACGTCCATTTGTATTTTCTTGCGTTTCTACAATTTGAATACATTCTTCGATTGCAAATTCTTTAAGCAATTTACCAGGAGGCAAATACATTAGATTACGCATTATCTTGCCCCTCCATTCCTTTGCATACCAGTATAAAAACAAGGCGGTTTCTTATCTTTCCCAGACAACCCATTTGGAATCGCTATAGACAAAACCTTCATTTCTTTCTTCAACCTCTCATAATCATCACGCCAAAGTTTTGCTCTTCCTTCAAATGCAAAAGAAAGAGGTCCTGTCTTTGTATCTGGTTCATATGCAAATCGTCTAAAAATATTCTCTAATAAGGCTAACTTTGCTCTTTTCCAACTGTCTTGATATATCTCCAAGATTGCCTCTATTTCTTCATCTGTTAATGCCGAAGTTTCTTCTTTCCCTTCAACAAGGGTATCACCTAACTCAAATCGCATTCTATCCTTTCCGAAATAAATTATATTGCTAGGTTCATATTCATAGGTTTTCGCCATTAGGCATCACCTTTACTCTCTCCTGTCTGTTCGGAATCTGGTTCTACATGTTCTGCATTCTTTAATACTTCTACCCTTGCTGTAACTGCTTCCTTGACCTTCTTTCTTTGTTTTATGCGGTCTATAAGAATAAGTAGGGTTTCATTTTCTATTTTCGATATTTTTCCGATTGTCTCTTCTTCTGCTAATTGCAATATATAAAGAAGTTTTATTATCTCTTGTGAAGTCATAGGAAGCTCTAGGCTTCCTTCTTTTGTAATTATCGGAATAATTATAAGATTAGATTCACTATCTTCTTTACAAGCCAACGGAAAAACAGGCGTTAGACCTGCTTCTCCGTTTACCTCCGCAATATACTGATTTCTAATTAAAACCGAAACTCTTGCAGGTAGAATACATCCTTCTGGAATCATATCCCCAGTGCTGAATTGCATTCCGCTTAAAACCATAGGTTTTTTACAAACATAACTCATAGCTGTTCCTCCTATACGCAATCTGCCATAAAGCAAGCTAAGTCATCCGCAGTTTTTCTCATATCTGAACTCATCAAACCTTCAATAAACTCCGTATGAGTTCCACCTTCTCCCTCAAATTGATCTGTTGCAATCCATGAACCATTACCAAGCATATCCCATGTGAAGATATATCCTGCACTCGGTTCATCTACAGCGGGAGTATTTGTTGTGTAGCAAAGTAATGCACCCTTACTATCACATATAAATTCCATGTTTTCACCTTGACCAAGTTCTGCGTTGTTGAAAGTGCTTTCCAACACAACTACTTCCTCTAAGCCAAATAACTGTGCTAACACTTGTTTTGTTACCACTGCTGGATTGGCAGTAGAACCAGTATATTTTACTCTTTCCAAAACATCTGGATGCTCTGTTAAAGCAAGGTATGCGTCATACCCTAAAGCTAACTTGTTTGGTGTTCTTCGTCCTGTTAATCTGATGTTTCGTTTTTGTTGGTTGAAGAAGTTCACTGGGTCAAAATTCGCATCCGAAAATTTATAGAATTGGTTTGCCCCTGGAGTTGATCCAGTTATACCAGACAACTGATTTGTCCATATACCTGACTTAAAGTAACTTTCAGCAAACATCCTGTCTAAGTGTATGTTCATTTGTTCTGTAATGAATCTTATCTTATTTCTTCGAGGGTCTACTGGTGCATTAGCCCTTTGATAATTCAACGTACCAATTTGATCAATACCAACAATAATTTGATCTACTTTACAATTAAAACTATTTTCTGTGTGTCCCATTACTGCTGGGTCAACTTTTCCACTAGCTGGTTTTCTCCTAACATTATCTCTTGCTAAATCTTCTTTACTAAAGGTATAAAAAAGACCAGTGCTTTGTGCTACTGGACAAATTGGCATAATGCGAGTCGCCACATAATCGGTTGGTTTTGAAAAATACGCCATACTCATGTTACTTAGATACTTGTTCGGCTTCCATCCTTTAGCTATTTTAGCTTGAATGTCACCATTACTCATTCCTCTGTTCATTTTTTTATCCTCCTTCTAATTTAAGCCTTATATCCGCTTTTAGTAATTTGTACACTAACATATTCGCCTACCGCTTCTGCCGCTCTAACCGCTATTCCAGTAATAAAATCACCTGATGCAGCCTTCTTCGCTAGACCATTTGCGTCAGACGTAAGTTCATCACCAATTTCAACAACCTCGGATGTTTTCCACAATCCAATATCTTTAATCTGAACCGTCAAATCTTCTCCTTGTGCTACCATTTCCTCTTCTGACAGTAAAGTAATACCTATCGCATTATCACCAGACGCTGCTTTCTTTACAACGCCTCCATCTACTTTTATCGCAATTCCTCTTGCACCTTCAATTTTTTCACCAGTAATCAATGTAATAGTTGGTGTCTGGTTAATTGTTATTCCATTATATACAATTCCATCTGCCATTTCCTTTTCCTCCTCTTATTCTTCTGTTTCATATTCCCGCACTAAGTCGGGATTATTTTGGCAAGCCAAATCAATAGCTGCTTCCCTACCCATTGTTGGTTCCGATTTCATGATTTCGTCAGCTTTTTTCTCAATCTTAGCCCATGCTCCACCAGTCCCGTTTCCACCACTTTTTCCGATTTCACTAAACGCACCTGATTTTTCAACTGTTTCTAATGTTTGATCTAACATAAAAATCATATCATTGTATGCAGTACCACCTGCCGCTTTTAGGCTTTTTAACGTTACCACTAATTCTTCTGCTTTTTTTCCAATTAACTCATATTTTTTTGCAATTTGAGTTAATTCTCTTTCTTCTGCTGCTTCTAAACTCTTACGCATTTCTTCCATCTGTGCCGCCACTGCTGGATGCAAGCCTTTATAGATGTCTTCATCACTAATTACAGTCTGATTTGGAGATGTAATTGTATCTCCCGTTTTTAAAACACCTTCAAAAATTGGTGCTGTTACTGTAGCAATTATTTGTTCTTCTGCTGAATATCTTTTTTCTAAATCTTCATAAAATGCTAATTCTGCTGATGTCATTTTACTTTTATCAATTTTCATTTCTTCCGACTCTCCTTCTAAATTATTATTTTGTAATGCTTCACTTGTTTTCTCTACCAATTCATCAATCTTACTTTTCACTAGAAGTAAATAACTTTTATCTACTGCTATTTCGTTCATACTTCTTGATAAACTGATTGTACTTCCTACTACCCATTGACTTATCGCCGATTGCATAGTTTCTGTAAACTCCGTTAGACTTTGTTTCATCATATTCCCAATTTCCTCTTGCTCTACGCCTTCATCTGTAATAATCGAAGACAGGGAATTTTGTAAAGCCCAACATACATCCCAAATTTCTTCAGTTATTTTTCTTCTTTTAATCTCATACATCTTTTCTCCAAAAGTAACTGCTTCACCTTTTGCTACACTTTCTAGGTCTTCATCACTTAACCCAGAAAAGATATTCAGAAATTTCCGAAGTGCTATCCCTATTGTCCCTTTTGACGTTTCAGATGTGGTTGCTCCCTCCTTGTGCTTAAATAACTTAATATGAGCATCTGGATTAGCCCCTGCATCCACGAAGTCTACCTTGGTAATACCTAATTCCTTTAATTTTGTTTTTGCCAACGTTCCTTCCTCCTTTCATCATTTTTTTATATAAACAAAAATAGCCTCTTGACTAAGGCTATTCTGCTATATTCCTATTCTTCATTTACTTCTTCTCTGATGGCACTGCCCTCAATCGAAAACATGGGATAAGTGCCATCTTTAACCTTTTCCCATACACCGGCATCTGTTACCCTAAATCCAATCCACCAACCTTCTGGTACTATTCCCATTGGAATGCCCATCGCTTCCATCTTTTCCGTTGTAAACATCACACTCTCTATTAAGACTGCACAATCTCCTCTTTCGTGCATCTCTCCACCTTCGCGATAAAATCGCACAAAGTTATATGCCGCTTCTTCTAACACTTCTGGCTCAACAACATCTTCTTGCCAATCAACAACCTTTTCACCGTCAGTTCTAATTGCTACATTCGCCCACCCAAAAGCTAGCATTTTTTCATCATTTGATTTATGTATCATAAATCTATTTTTAACCACATTATCTTGTTGTTTACTCTCGTTTTCTCCGACTTTGATAACATTTTTCGCTATTTTAGTATCTTTAACTATATCTGAAAACATAGTTCCCATATTATCACCTACTTTCTTATATTATTGGCGGAGATACTTCCACATATTCTACTGCACAACGACATCTTGGATGTGCTGGAGGCGTTCTCTTATGTCCTGGGAATAAAACCTTTCCTGGAAAATCAAACTCGCCCTCCATTTCTATTAAAGTTCCTTCCAATGCTCCACATGTATCACACATTCTTTCATCTGCTGCTGCACTCCAACGTTTTTCCATTATCCCTAATAAATTTTGTTCTTGAGCCTGTCGCACCGCCTCGTCCATACCATGATTATAGGCAAATTCCATTTCTGTTAAAGCAATCGTTGTCGCTCTTTCCCTATGCTGACGCTCTGCGTATTTCATTGCCGCTTCTTTGGCTTTTTGTCGAATACTAGCTGCTGACATTTTAGGGTGATTTATTCTTAACTGCTCCTTTATTTGGTCATAATAACGAAAATTGGCAAGTGATTGTGATTTAGTTAGCCCTATACATGGTCTTATCATTTTTGCAAGTTCATCTGTACCATATTTACCAGTTGCTGAAACCTTTACCATTTCAGCAATCGCATTTCTCTGTTCGTTGGTTAACTCTGTAATAAAACTTGCCGCCCTATTATCTAACCAGTTGGCAACTGATGGTAAATTTATATCAAATGCAAAATCAGCAACATTATAAAAATTATCCATTAACGGTTGTCCAAACGCACCTGTAGTAATAGCTTCTTCCCAAAGACTTCTGAAATGATTTGTAACCAATACTGAGTAATCTTGTTGCCATAATTCTAATACTTCGATTGCCATTTCTTCTGCTAAAATAGCTTCTCTTATTTCTTTATAGGATAATAACGCTTGCTGATCATTCCAAAAACCTACAAGAAATCTCACTGGTTCAAATAGGCTACTGTCTAAATAATCATCTAGCCTTCTTTGTATTTCTGCACCAGTTTTGGAACGTCTGTATTTCTTCTCAAATAACTTTCTACGAGCTTTTCTAAAAAAGAAAGACATTCTTTAACACCCTCTTCCCAAACGGTTTTTTGCGGCTTCTATTACATCTGGCTCCTCTGGTTCATCATCTGTAATATCATCACTTGGTTTTACGACTGGCGTTGGAGGTTGCGATTGCTTCGCTTGATTTCTTCGTGTGTCTGAAAGATTTTCTCGTGTATCCACACTTCTTTCTGGCAAATCTGCTACTTCCCTTACATAATCCTCTAACTTATCATCTGGCACTAATACGCCTATCCCTGTCATATCTTTTATGTATGCTGATATCTTAGCAATGTTTTCTTTTTCAATATCTCCATGCTCTAACGTTGGATAATCGGTTATTCCTTCAAAATGCTTTCCGTTTATATCCACAAGTGCTGGTATGCCTTGACTATTGAAAGTCTGACAAATGATATCCATATAAGTACCAATCGCCATTGCAAACATTTCTGTTTTATCTGAAGATAAGGCAAAGCTCCCTGTCTGCTGATGTCCTAAAAAAACAAAATCCGCTAAAACCGACATTGCCATACCAACATTATACCTTTCTATAATTTTGGTAGTGTCAAAAGCCCTCGAACCACCAGCATTTAACAGTTTAAATTCAAACCCATGTGGCATTACAATGCCATCTATAGTATCTCTTCTTGCATTGCGAACCATAGCTTCCATGCCCGCTTGAATGGCTACCATAGCCTCATCTTCTTTATTCCATATGTCCACATCTGCTGGTGCAACCATTACTGGAAGTCCTGCTAAATCCCTTTCAATTCCAATGCCCTCAATTTCTTGAATCTGACGTTTGAAATACCATGACCTATAAGCATTTCTAAGAATGCTTCTTCCCTCTGGATTGTCTTTTCTACTCTTTGTCCTAAAATGTAACGCCTTTTCCTTTGGAATACTATACAGTGCATAGCTAGGTGGCGGCATTTGTGTCATACCAAGTAAATTATCTTCCTCATCATATTCCCATTGATATAAACTTTCTTGCGCCCTAATTGGTAACTTAGCCCAACCAATCATTCCGTCCGAATATTTACTCTTTGTCTTTAAATTTTTAGTCTTGCCCATACGCCTTTTGTAAACGATTTCGTGATAGCTCCATCCGAATGTCAAAAAAGACAGAACCTCTGATATGGTATCTGTCCACGTTGTTTGCATATCATGCAGACAACTCTCAATAAATTCTGCTGCTTCTATATCCTTTGGAGTATCTCCAGCAGGCATTACCGACCAGTCAACTTGACGTATAAGCGTTTCCATTGCGAATAGAATCGCACCAACAATATCATCATTTTCTGACATTTCTCGGTATATTTCTATTCCTTTTTTACCCTGTAATTCTTTCAAAATTTCTTCATGTAGAACACCGCCATATCGTTTTTGACCGATCCTACCAACTTCATCATAATGTGACATCAATATCACCTCCCTGTCCAATAACTATCTTTTGTTAATACTTCTGGTGGTGCTGAAATAATATAACCATTTTCCACTTCTGCAAATGCCGAACTGGAGCCATCGACCATATCCTTAAATTTGCTTTCTGGAAATGATTCTAGTTGTGATAAATACGCTTCGTTCCATTCTCCGATTACTATATCCACATTACCTGCTTGCCATTGTGCAGCAAATGGTTCTGCCCTAGTAACCTTATCCCCAGATTCTGCAATAGTCTTTACATTAAATCCTGACAACATTTTTATATAAGATTGAGCTTGCTCCTTACCTGCCTGCCCTGGATCCTTAGGTAAACGCTCCGTTACTCGTTTGTACTTCTTTTTATCCATAACGCAAGTATTCTTTACATGTTGCCTTACATCACTTGCGGATAAGCGAGTATTCGTTACATCCGCTATAACATATCTACCATTCTTTCGTTTACCTATAAGTACACCTGCAGTATATGCGGGGTCTCCATTTTCATTTTCGCTTGTTGCCGCTAAATCCCATCCCCTAGCCCATATCACAACATCATTTGGTACTACCTCTAGGAATTCTCCTATCTGACTTCGTTTAAAAAACAATCCTGCTGCTGGCTTTATCTTCCAGTTTCCAAACAAAAGTCTTTCACGCTCCACAATAGGTAACGCTTTTAGGTTCGCAAGATAACTAGGGTCACGCTCCATTAAGATTTGATTGTCTTGAAGCGTACTTGCTATGAATGTAACGCTTTTGATATCTTCTTCCCTTATACCTTCTTGAATACCCATTTCTAATAAACTTTGCTTAGAACTTGCCCATATCAATTCATCGTTTACTCTTGCCATATAGCGGATTTTTCCGCTTCTTTCATATATTGGGTAGCCTGTTTCTTTATCAATCCACCACGCTATGAATTCCGCAACCCAACTATCTGCATCTGGATTGCATGTAGCACGAATATATGGCTTTATCCTTGCGTCTGTTCTGTTTCGAGATAGCATATAGAAAAACTGATATCTTGAAAAATGAGTTAATTCATCAAAGCCTATTAGTGCAATCTGAGAACCTTGCCAACTATCGCAATCATCATCACTTCCAAGATGAGCAAAATTTATTTTTGCTCCGCTATGAAACTCCCAATGTAATTTAGGTGTCTTTCTCGGTGCTGCACCTCGTATATGCTTATATAAACTTCTGCTTGAATCCCATAGCCCTCCTTGTGCTGTAACCTGCGTATAGTTTCGCCTAAAAATCACTGCACCAAATTCAGCCTTATTTTTATGACGCATGGCTTCCATAAGCAAACCATAAGTTTTTCCACCACCAGCTGCCCCTCCATAAATGCAAATATCAGCTGAGGTTGACAAAAACATTTCTTGTGGTCCTGGCTGAGGACTAATTATTTCTTTTTTACTTGTCATTGCTCTCGCCCTCCCTTCCGTTATCTGGCAGGTAAAAAACAATATCTTCTTCTGTTTCTACTTCTTTTGGTTTGATAAAATTTTCTGGATTGCGTTTATACAGTGCCGACTTACGATTATTAAGCCAATACATTTGTGCCAACACATCTGGAGGGTATTGTTTCTGTGTTCGTTTAACTTTTGCTGGCTTTCTATTACCATCTGCATCATATTCCATAACAGTTTCTACTTCCTCAAAGGAATATCCCATCGCTCTTTCGTATAGCATTCTTTCAACTTTGGCGTCTGCTTGGTCTTTCCCTACTATAAGATTATCCGCCAAACTTTCATGGTCTTTTTTCCATCTGTGTAATGTCCGTACAGATATTCCAAAGGCTTCTGCCACTTCATTATCGGTAGCACCTTTTATAGCTAATGACCATGCCCAATCATCATGGTATGTCTGGTTGTATTTCAGCGGTGCTGCCATATATTACACCTACTTTCCAGCTAAATACTCTGCTGCCAAGTATTGAATGGCTTGCCATTTGGTTTTTTGTCCAACCACTCCATCATGTATCAGTTTTTTTACAGCCTCTTGAATAATTTCGGCTGCTTCTGATGGAACTGCACCACTGCCAAATATGCTAGTAAGCTGAACCCATTCTTCATCACCAGTAAAACCGATGTCTTCAAAAAGCTTTTCCGTACATTTTATCATTGAATATATGGCAGCCCCTGTGTTCTTAACATTAGAAAACTGCTGATACTTCGTAATCGCTTCCATAAATGTTTTATGTAATCCTATATCTGCGACTCCCAAAAAATCTGGTTTCGTAGTATCAAGCGCTTCAATTAATTTTTGCATATCCGCCACTTGATGAGGTAAAAAAGCAAAGGTCATATTCTTCCACTCAAATTCAAGTGCAGGCGATATATACTTCTCCAATTCTGCCTCTGATTCCCCCAGTATATCCTTTCCTGCATAACTTTCTATCATATCATCTACATCTTGTATCATTTTTGCCAATTCTTTCAATGTGGACTGATCGTCAAAGCCACTAATGGCATTATGAGCAATTTGCTTTGCTGTTATGTTTGAACGATTCAAACCACTAATATCCAAAACTACATAAAACTCTTTAAGTCCTGCGTCTTTGCCAGAACAGATTCTATGATGACCAGATATAATTTCTATTCTATTTCCGCCTTCTGTTAATGCACACAAAGGCAAGGTTTCTAATTGTCCACGTTTTTTTATATTGTCCGTCAACTGTCGTTGCATTTCATTCTTCATTATCCTTGCATTCACATCTTGTTCTCTTATACATTCAGCAGGAACTATGGCAATTATAAGACCGGAACCCATGTCTGCTACTTCGGTGTACTTGATTTTGCTTTTGCTTTCGCTCTTTCTATCTTCCATTTCTTTTCCCTCCTAAGCCATTCAATAAGTGTCTCTTTTTCTGTACGCTCCATTAATTTAGATTCATATGTAAGACGATGCCCCATTTTAGGGTCTGTTATCCGTTTGGTTAATTTCATCACCCCACGCATATCTTTCGATTCTGGATACCTCGTCATTTGTACGGTTTTCAAGCTACCTGCCTTTTCCTTTTCTAAATCAGTACAAATGCTATGAACAAATCCAATGTTTTGTGCTAACATAGTCAGCAGTCTATTCAACCTATATTCAAGATGCGGAACAGTCATACCATACATGAGAAAAACTGCATCTGATATTTGCGTTCCAAATACTCCCATTGTCAACGCTGCATTACTTACTCCAAATACGCCTGCTATTTTTCCATCTATAAACACAGCTATATTTATTGGTGCTGCGGAACCAACAAAATTATGCGTCCATAATTGGCGATAATACTGTGCCTCTGTCTTTTCAACTTTACATAGTTGCACCTTACTTTTCTCAGTAATTACATAATCTCGTGGTAACATACCACACTCAATACAACTTAGCTTGCTTTCGTTCGCCCTTGATATTTTTTTGCCTTCTGCAAGTGCAGTTGCTTCATCACCTCTATTAGAAGTAAGATAGACATTTATCCCTTTTCTTACACCATATCTAGCAAAGACTGGTTCACCTGCTGCCTTTCCTGGTGCTTTTTCCTCATAGTACAATACGAGGCACTTCGCTTCTTTACACTTATCAACAAATTCTTGTACCCCTGTCTTTGGGTCAAAAATTCCATAATTCGGTTCTTTCCAATTCATCATGCCTGCGGTGCTATAATACTTTTCATAGCCTGCTGCATATGTTGGAAGATTGGCTATAACAATACACTTTTCATCATTCAAAACTTCCTCCATATGTTCCCACATGTCTAAAGCCCTATAGCTCATGCCATTAAGCAATTTTTTTGCTCGTTCTAATTGCTCTCTTATTTTTTGAATATGTTCTTCTTTTCTTGTTGCTAAGTCAATCATAAAATTATAGAAATACTCTTTCCCTGCATTTTTTGCTGTACTGAGATATTTCCAAGCATACAAGGCGATTGCTGGATCTAATAACTCTTCATCTGTAAAACCTTTTGCATGTATCTCCAATTCTTCCAGTAAATTTCCAGTAATTGCATATCCCATAATTGAGGTAAACATAGAAACATCTGACGCTTCAATTTGTTTTGTCTCAAATCCCGCTTGAACAGCCAAATGAGACATGGCAAAAGCTCCTGCACATGGTTCAACAAATTTTGTATAACCATTCTTCTTTGCATTTTCAAGCAATACTTTTAAAAATTTCTGTTCCGCTGGAGTTAATGTTCCCATGAAAAACGCTCCTGGATTTTGAAACATTGGCATAACTTAATACCTCTCTCTCTGTATTTGTTGATATCTACTATAAAATCCTTGACTCCTCTATTACGCTACCTAAGCATTATAAAAGCCCCACTCATTTCTGAGTGAGGCATTGTTTTTGGTCCGCCGAGCAGGAATCGAACACTGCGTCTTCATGGTCCCAAACCATGCGCTTTTGCACTAAGCTATCAACGGTTATGTTGTGTAATGAGGATACATTGCTTTATTCAAGTCACTCATGAACGATAACTGTTCATATGGCTCTTTCTCCTCTCTTGTTACCCTTTTACTTTTATCTGCTGGTGTTGATGATGGGTCAGTCAATTCTTCGATTACCCATCCTGTTTTCTCATTCCACCACTCAGCAAAAACTAATCTATGACACCATTCATTCGGTTTTCTTACATCTTCATAACAGCATAGCACAACATCTTTTCCCATGTCTAAATACGCTCTTATCAAGCCACCTATTAATGGATACCCTGCTTTCTCCACATGCTTGAAATACGGTTCCTTGAATTTCTCTATATCATTTTCATTCCACAGAAATCCAGGCGGTGCTAATTGCACTATAGTTCCTGCTATTCTATACTTTACTGGAAACCTTGGCATACTTCTCGCTATACTGATAACCATATAATTGCCTGTTTCCAATTCCTTGTTACTAAATCTACTTGTATATAACCTCGCCATTTTTCTCCCTTCCATAAATGCTGACCAATATTTCAATGCCCTCATCTATTCTTGCTTTTATGTTCTCACCTAGGGATATATAAAATCGCTCATGAACCATGCACTCATATGCTTTTTTCATTTTCTGCGATTGCTCTCTTGTTATACCAAGTTGAAAGTCTTTTGCGATTGCCAATGCTTTGCGATAATTCTCTTCTTTTACTAATACTCTTACTTTGTCACTTTTCCTAATCATAACCTCTCCACCTTTCCATTTGGTAATTCTTTTTCATCATTCTAGCACCTTACCACTCAATGTCAAGTATTGTTTTTTCTTGATTTTTACGTTATTTTTATGGTGTGACATATTAGTTCTTCATGCCCTACATCTTACCATATGGTAAGATGCACAGTCAATGCCCTCTTTTTGCCTTTTGATTGCCCCTAATTTATTCTATTTTCTAAACCCATCAATTCCAAAGATTAGTGCTGTAAGTTTCCTACATGCGGCTGTTACATCTTTGTATACTGTCCTTTCTGCTATTCCTTCTCGCTCCGCTATTTCTTGAATAGAGGTCTGTTCTTTTTTGAGATACAATGCCTCTATTATGCGATATTTTCTCTTTTCTTCTGAATATGGGGAATCATTGCAATTCGCTTTATACACTTTCAACATGGTATTGATATGTTTCAACATTGCCCTAGTTCTTATTACTCCATTTTCGATACTTTCTATCTTGCTATCATTATCACTTCTCCGCCCCTCCATCATTTCGATTATATCAAATATATCCTCATCCAATTTTTCATGGAGCTTATAAATTGCCTTTTGATTGTAATTAGAAAACTCCCTATAATGTGCTAATAACATTCTTGTATTATTCAGCCTTTTATCGAATTTTTCCTTCTCAGCTTGCTTTTTTTGTTTCTCATATACATCTATTGCGACTTTTGCTGCATGGTTCGTGATTGATTCCAGTATTTTTTCATCCAATACTACTTGCTCTTTTTCCATTAGCATTTCCTCCAGCCCCTTACTATTTTCTTTTACAAGATGCGAAGTGAGAAATATACCCAAATCCATCTGCCTCTGTAACTGGCACTCTTTCGCCTGCTATTACTGCTCCGCCTTCTGTAACAATTCTTTCCCTACCGCCTTTTATTATTTTATAGTTTATTAAATTTGGATCCACTGGCATACTTTTTCCAGATAGTGTCTTTATCCATAAAATTCTTGCGCTACAATTTCTGCATCTTCCAAAAGAGCTATCTCCTCTTGACATTCTTCACACCTCCTTTGCCCTTCTTCTGTGAATTTAATACCATATACTTTGTACCTTTCCTCAAATCTACTCATGCCGATTGTATGAGCCTCTGTGTGGTGAAGCCGACAAAGACAAATTTTTCGCTTATCGGAATCATCAATACGTGTTCTATTATTTCCCATGCCGATTGTGTCCACATGATGTATTTCGCCCACTATTCCGCATATAGCACATTTAGAATGTTTAAGACAGGCGTACAAATAATAATCTATGTCATCTGTTCTGTTTATCCCAGAATCCCAAAACTGTATTCCCAATTCCAATGCTAAATCCATCATTGTATTGATGAACATTCTTGCGGTGTCCATTGTGCAGTCAGACAAAGAAAATTCCTTACAGCCAGTCCTTACAATATGTTCGACTTTTAGTCTTTCTTTCATTTCCTCTGGCGTATAGCCTGTAAAATATGCTATATCATTTATAGTTGCATAAGCCATTTTTCTCTGCTCTGCACTTATATGTCTTCCGTCATCCATCCAAATCATACATTTTCTCATTCTTTTCTTTTCGATTGCCTCTTTCAAGTTTTTATCTGGGATAAATATTTTTAGATGAGTACCCTTTTCTTCTGGCTTGTACGCTACAATATCTGCATATTCATACATTACCTCTCTCCTGTTTAATATTTATTTGCTTTTTGAATTTTTTCCATTTCTTCCAACTCTGGAAATATTAATATTTTTGACATACCCTCTGCAAATTCTTTGGCTCCTTTATTCTTCTTTTCAATTTGGTCTGCAAGGTGTCTAAGAACAATCACTAACATTCCGGCGTCTGCTTTCGCATATGGCAGAAGTGCCTTTATCACCCTATTGGAATAATACTGAAAACCTTGTATCATTAACTGCATTGCTTCTTTTTCTTTCCCTTTGCCTGCTAACTGGTTCCCTCTGTCCACAAAACTTGACATTCTATTTTTCATTCAATTCCTCCTGTTTATTAATCGACCTCTTCATATCCATAACCATCATCTTCATCTTCGTCATCTTCTGGTCCTGGTAACATTCTGTCCGCAACTTCCCCTTCAAGTAGCATTATCTCTGCATAATCACCTTCTTCTACCACTATTCCATCATTGTTCATTGCCTCTTGAATATCTGTGTCAAACATAGAGCGTTGCTCTGTATTATTCACATGTGTCAATACATATTCCATTTTTTCATCATCCCATATCATCGCCATTTCTGGATTGGTAGTACCTTTTTCTTCATTCTTGATATTGATAGTTGATGTAACTTTATGCTCAAATTTTGGTTTTAAAATTTCTCTAGTATCACCTTCGATTTTCTGATCGTAATTAGGGATAAAATCTTGCACTAATTTAATATCAATAGACACACCAATTTTTCCATCCATACTATTCTTTTCTTCCATCGTTTTTAACATTCTTTGTAGTGCGATATTTATATTTTTTCTCATCTCATCAAAAGTTTCTGCTTCAATTCTTAATTCCTTACAATCATTCATCTTTTCCATCCTCCTTGTTTTCCACTAAACGTGTTGCCTCCATATCCGCTTCAAATAATGCCAATATTAACGGATATTTTTCCATTGCTGCACCCAGTGTATTCCAATCTTGCTGACCGCTGTATGGTCCCATATGCCAACGAATTGCATAACGTTCTGCTGGCTTCAATTTTATATATTCCTCAATCATCATTACTGACTTTTCACCATGTCCATAAGGAATCTTATCCTCTACTACATAAGCTGGTACTGTTTCCCATATAAAATTGCCATTGTTATCATGCTTCACCTGCCACTTTTCCGCTGCCTGCACCTTATCTGCGTCATAGGTTTTTTGATTTTTTATTTCCATGCTGTAGAAGTATGTTTTACAAATGTCATGTAGTAATGCTACTATTACGAAACTGTCTCCGTCTACTGTCTTGTAATATTCTGCCCATGTAGAATTATCTTCTTTGTTCACAAGGCATTCATATACATTTAGACTATGTTCTAATAACCCTCCTTGATGACTTCCATGAAATCTTGTTGACGCTGGTGCATCATAGAAGTCACTTTTTCGAATAAATTCTAGCAGTTTTCCAATACCTTCTCTTCCTACCGCTAACAACAACTCTTCAAACCTCTGTATCATTTCTTCTTTACTCATAAAACCCTCCTAGTCTATAAAGCGAATATCGCTCGCTACTGGCATAATTACTTTTCCATCTGGTAATTCTACAATACCAACCATGTAGCTGCCTACACCATTCTCAAGTTCTTCAGATTCTGTCCCCCACTGATGGAACATCCCCTCTTCAAACTCAACAGTTTCATATACATTTTCTTCATTGTTGAATCTAACATATTCTCCTCTACACTTCCTCATTGTTTTTCACCTCCAATGATTTTAATAATCACTTCTACTCTAGGTTGCTCCGAGTAAAATTTCCTTACCTGTGCATCTACAATATTACTGTCATCATGATATGCTATCTTATTCAAACTATCACAGATGATTTTGCCGATATTATCCCAATCTGGCTTTTTCGTTGGTCTAATTTGTTTCTTCTCCATTAATGCTCGCTTCTTCTTGCTCGTATTCTTTGGAATCCCGTAGTAGGCTAATATTCTCACATCAAACATGGCATCATCTGGAAATTTGAAGTTACCTGTCTCTTGAGCATATGTCAGCTTAACAAGATTTTCATAGCTGACTGTTTCTTTTGGTGTATACACTTTTGTATATTTTCCTATTGTGGAAAATTTAGGTCGCTGTTTACCAAACGGCTCTCCCTGAATTATAAATTTCACTTCTTTCATTCATACC